TCCAATCCTTTGCGTAGTAGTAAGCCTCAATCTCTCCGTCTTCGTTGCACCTTGCGGCTCTGAGCGTCTCTACGGGGATGTGCTGAACCTCTACAATCATATTGTGGTCTTGCGAGTACACAACCTGAAAAGAGCATTGCCCCATCATCACATAGTCCGCTACGACCTTCTGCAAGCAAGACTTGGTGAACAAGCCACGCATCGCTGCGTACTCGCTCGGCTTCTTGGCAGAGTCTGTTGCATCCAGTCCCTTGCCAAAAGTCAAATCCATCAACGAGTTGAGGATAGCGTTATTGGTGGGTGAGCCGTTGTACCTGTCAATCAAATATCCGAAGTAGTTATTGTCCTCTCCGTATTCAATATAGTCCTTGCCCTGAACCTCTTTAATGACAGGCGTGGTGTAGGAACTGAAGTTCACAACGTGAACCTTGCTTCCTTTAGATGATGATGTAGTCATTATTGTAGCTTGTTTCTTCGGTGTAGACGTTTTGGTTCACCGTAAATTTCTCGTAGTCTGTTTGCGAAGTTACGAATACCCTATCCCGATATATTAGATTTCCCGATGCGAATACCTTTAACCCATAGAATCTATTGTTGACCAGTACGAACGTGCCTGTAAGGGTCATAAAACCATTAGCAGAGGCTGCCGTAACCGCAGGTGTTGCGGTGGTGTTTGTTGATTCATCAATCAGCGCAATCGTAACGCTCGCAGGGAACGTGCGAGGTATGATTACAATGGCTTGTGGTGAGGCTGATACTTGAAGGATATGCATCGTAACTAAATAACCTTTTAATTCAGATTTGTTTGAAAATAGAAAAGGGGCTTGCGCCCCCTTAACTATTCTGCCTTGTGGTAGGTTACGAGTTTGAACCCACAACAATCGTGTCAGTTGCACCTGCAAGTCCTGCGAATGGATTGGCAGTAGTAGCACCTGCGATGAAGTTGGCAGGCATTGTCTCTTGCCCTTCCATTGTCAAAGTGTAACCCGATAGGTCACCCATTGCCGCACCAGTTACAATCGTTCCACCCGTTACTTCAGCACCGTTCACCATACCCATAAGGAATGCGTTGCCGTTGTAGTCTTGTACCACCACATAAGGCCGACCATAAGCAAGCAGCTTCAATTCTTTGTTGTCCTCCTTTGTGAGTTTGGTCAACGTCAAATTCAACGTCTGCGTGAAGAAGGTTGTGCCATTATCACGGCTTGAGTTGAAGGTCTGCTCAAAAGATGAGTTGCCTTTCACAAGGTATTGGTAAGCAGAGAAGGTACCACTGATGTTGGTAATCTCATCGTTGGTGAGGGTAATCGTACCCAAGTCACCAAAGTCTACAAAGTACACGGCACGAATGCCACCTACTACGTCTTTACAGGGTACCGCCCTGCCTTTAGTTAAATCACAAGCCATTGTTTCTTTGTTTTATTAGAATTAAAAAAGAGGGCGAGGACATAGCCCAAGCCCCCTCTTGATTTACATTAACTCGGATTAAGAGTAAAGGACTACGTCAGCTCCGATTCCGTACTGAACTCCTGCGAAGAAGCGTAGGATTACGCGGATGTTGTCTGATCCGTCAAGGTCAGCCATATCAAGAACACGAACTTCGTTGCGCTCATCAAGAAGTCCTGTTCCGAAGAACAAGTTGCTTGTTTGACCTGCGACCATCTTGTTAGAAGGAAGACCGTTACACATTCCGACACGGATGCCATCAAAGAACAAGTCTCCGTTGCCGTACCAAGTAGTGCCTTTGTTGTCAACACCATTCGCTCCAAGACCTGAAGTTCCGAATCCACCAAGCGCACGGACATAAGCCTTTGCTACGTTTTGTGGCACGAAAATAGTCAAATCCTCCTTACCGTAAAGTGCTGAAGGAATGGCATCTACAACTTTACCAAGCTCTGTGATTACGTTTGCAGCAGTCACGGTGGTAGCGGTTACGTCAATAACGTCAGAGTCAGCAGTCATCAAAGAAAGGAATCCAGAGAACTCACCTGCACTTGCAGCGTTACCGTTCCAAATGTTCTGCTCAATCTTCTGTGAAGTCTTTGCAGCAACGTGAGCGATAAGGAAGTCAGCGAAAGAAGCAGGAATGCTATCGTAAGCAGAGAAGCCCATTTGACCACCAATCCACGATGAGTAGTAGTCTTTTTTGCAAAGCTGCAAGTTTACTTGAAAAGGCTCAACGGCAAGAACGCGGTCGGTCAAAGTCAAGGTAGAAGTTGCATCAAAATCACAAGTACCATCTTTTACGATGTCATTGGTGTTCACCTTCTGCAAGGTGGTTTTGTAGTTTACGTTTGGAAGAATCTCAATGAGACCTTTGTCCAAAGTGTTTGCGCTCAAAAGAGCAGCAGAGATGTACTTACTGGCAAATTGGCCAGCGTACGAAGTGGTGATTGAAGTGGTCGTAGCCATTTTTTATATTTATTATTTGTTGATTCGTGCAAGGACTCGGTCAATCGCTCTTTCGGGGCGGTTAGAACTCATCTTTTGGACTTGCTTTGTCTCTGGATTGTGCTTGATGGCTTTCGCAGCAGGTGCGGCAGATAGTTCAGCTTTCATAGCTTTCATCTCCTCCTTCTTGGCATAACTGCCCATCTCCTCACGCATCCCTTTCATTTCTTCGCGCATCATTGCAATCTCCTCAAGAACTTTCTCAATGATTGCTACAACCGCAGGGGCTTCTTCTACCATTGGCATATCAGCCAATTCGGTAGGTACTTCAACCTCTACTGCTACTTCAGCAGCAGGGGCATCTTTAATTTCAGCGATTACGCCTTCTTCGGTGATGACCAAAATACGGCCATCCTCTAAAAGGTGTTCGCCAACTGGAGCTGCAACTCGGTCTTCTCCACTAAGGATAAACACTTCGTTGCCTGCTTCAAAGGCTTCAGCCTCAAGAACGGCACCGTTCTCAAGGTTCATTGTTGCCAAGCTTACATTCCTTACGGAAGCAAGTTCGGCAAGGATTCTGTTCAAAATTGAATTTGCTTTCATACTAACTAATTAAAAGGGTTTTGGTTATTTGTAACATTTTTAAGGATTGATAACTACTGTTCCTTGTCCGACAAGCGAACCAACACCCTGCGCTTGCAGGGAGCCATCGCAGCAGATTGACTTGTAGGTATTGTCGGGGCATAAGCATCCACGCCTTCCACCTCGTGGGGAAGCAACAGGGAGTTTTTGTGGTCTATTCATTTTTGAGGTCTTCTTTGTGGTATAGGTATTCGCTATCTTCTGTATGCTCTGCGCCAGTCATCAGCCTGCCATTTTCATCCTTGTGAGTTAGGCCTGTGTAGAGTTTGCCATCTGCGGTGTAATGGGGTACGCCTACCGCAAGATCAATCTTACCAAGTTCCTTGAGTTTGGACTCTGCCCACCTTTTGCCTGCAAGACCGCCCCACAACAGGAATGATATTGTACCGCAGGCTTCGCTATTGCTTTCATCGTAGTATGTCTCGGCTCTTGATAGGTATGAGTACATCCGTGTGATTGTCTCTACCGACAATGCCCTGCCTTGAGCTAACTGCTGCGCCCTTACCTTACCCACAGGCGTAGCGCACTTGTTGCCGTTCTTCTCGTTTAGTTCAATGCCGCGCTTGGCGTTGTTCTTTACCGCATCGGGGTAGTCAGCAAAAGCCTCAAGCTCGGTGCGTGTTCCCGACTTCTTACGACCATCTCTTTTTATGATAGCGATTATTTGCGATAGCATCAACGCTGCCTCTTGCTCCTCAATAATCTCTAACTCCTGCTTGGATAGGTTTAACTTATCAACGAAGTAGCCCTCAATAGAGAACCCACGAAACTCACCACTCTTGACGCGCTGCCAGATGCTATCGTTCTCTATCTTCATAGATACCATCCAAGTGCCTATGGGTAGGTCAAGGCCATAAGCCCTGCTCTTATCAAGCGTTGCATCTTCAATAATCCAAGACTCTACAATCGTAGTACCCTTGACATCGTAGTCGTGTTCAATGGTAGCGTTGTTTTGGTAGCCGTTCTTAAAGAACAACTCCATCGCTTTGCGGATGGTGTCTTTGGAGAAGTACACATAGTACTCATTCTCGCCATCGGTGCGGTAGATTGGCTTGTCTGGGATAAGGGCTGCGCCCATCAACAACCGCTTCTCTTGGTTTTGCATTGCAAAGACCTCACGCTTCTGCGAGTTAAGCGCAATAAAGTCCTCCTCAATAGCAGGATGCTCTACAAGGGAGATTGCATCAATGCCCGTAAGGAGCATCGTTTCATCTAAAATAAGTTCTATCAGTTTCATATTATCCGAATGTTGCGGTGCGTACCCGTTGGCGTTGTAGTTGTTGTGAGGTCGTTACATCACCACCCACAACGTATGCACGGATGGGTTGGTTGAACTGCCCACCGATGCTCTGGGCAAGTTGGTTAGTGCCACTCTGCCCTACGATGTTAAATTGAGGTGCAGGAACGCTTGCCGCACCACTACCTGCCGCGCTGCTTGCAGATGGGGCAGTTGGGGCTGCTGCACCCGAATTAAACTTTGTTGCGGATATTGCCGCTACACGGGCAAGGCCACCTGCTACGGCTACACCTGCTGCAATCTGGGCGCGGACTATGGAAGTAGGGTCACCAACAATTAACTGTGATGCATAAGCCTTTTGCGCTGCGGTAAATGTGGTGATAAGCGTTTCAACAATACTTAAAGCTTTGTTTCTATTGAATGATTTTTGTGCTGCTTCTTCGTTATCCGCATCAAAAATAGAGTTTAACTCTTTTAGGGCAGAGATAGTTCCAAGAGCCGAATCGGTTGCGAGGTCTTGTAGTTGTTGGCGAAAGGCTTTCTCTTTATCTAATTTCTCTTTATTGGCTTTATCTGCCGCATCGGATTCAGCCCTTCTATATTGTGCGCTGCGCATCATCTGTTGCTCTGTGGCAAAAGCAGCAGCATCATCCGCATCTTGAATGGCCTCATAGGTTAGTTCAAGTTGCTCAATGTTAAATGTAGCTTGCGCTTTGATTGCTGCGTTGGTAGCATTGGTGGCATCCTCCATAAGCTGCCTATCCTTCTCAATGCGTTGGTTTATTTCATTGAGGCGAGTAAACTCCTCAAGACGTTCCTTTTCTCTATCAGCTTTTGACTTTACTGCGTTTGCTGCTTTTAAGTCCCTAATGCGTTTGTCCTCTGATAAATCAAGCGCACGGTTAGCAGATGCATTATCAAGTAAGGATTGCGCAATGTCTTTTTGGGCTTTGGCATCATCTCCCAAAAATGCTTGGCGTTGTAGAAGGTCTAACTTTTCTTGAAAATTTAGTTCCTTCTTCTTTTTGAAGATTTCTTCTGCCGTTGCCCCAGATGCTTCAAGCTCTGCTATCTCACGTTTAATCTCATTAGAACCACCTGCTCGGGCTTTGTTCTCTTTGTCAAGTGCATCTGCCGTAGCAATAGTTGCATCGTTGTAGGCCTTCTTTGCATCGGTTGCTGCTTTTAACGCGACCGCTTCTTCTTCTTCACTAACAACGAGCAGGTCGTATAACTTAATCGCTTCTTGAATTACCAAAATAGCAATACCAAACGAGGCAGTCTTTAGCGCAAGGTCAAGACCTTTTATCCCTGCGGTTGTTGCTTTTACCGATTGGAACGCTTGGAAGAATGCATCGGACATTCCACCCGTAAGGTCGTTGATAAGCCCCTTGATAGGGGACAAGGCATTCTTTAGGGTTTCAACATCCTGTGTTCCCTTCTTAATCTTGCCATCACCTTTGCCAGTATCATCAAAGGCTGCGTCTAAATCATCCTTGACCTCTTTAGCCTTACGCTTTACACCATCAAGCTCTTTACTGATTTTAGCAGCAGCAGGAGCAGCGTTGGTGACAATGTTGATGTCAATCGTTATTTCTTGAGCCATCTCCTTCTAATTATCTTTTTGGTGTCCTGCCAATTACTTGGTATATGGTATTTGCCTTTTGCTATTTCTACGTTATCGCTCACCCCAATCCAGTCCTCTGACTGGAGTAGGTCTACTAAATAACCAATATATCCTTTTGTCATACTACGTTAAGGAGTTCAAATGTTGCTTTGCCTGTGGTCATATTTAGACTCACGTTGTTTATGATGTACTTGGTATTGTTCCAGATGATTGCATTCTGAAGGTTCAGCGTTATGATTTTACCGATAGGCAGCACCGCATCCACGTTGTACACCCTTCTTGCTTTCGCATACAGGTCGGTGATGTAGTCGCTCCACTCGTTGTTGTACAGGCTTTGGTTGACCGATTGCAGATGGTATGGGTCTATGTCTGCGCCAAACGTGATTGCGTGTGATGAGGCAGCACTTTGGTAGCGGTTTGACGTATTGGCATACCAAGCGATGTTCACTTGTTCGTGGCTACCATCTGCATTTACAAATGTTAAAGGATTTGTTTCTTCAAAGTCGTAGTTATCAAAGTACCCATAAAACAATACGGGCGCACCCAAGTATGGGTTGAATATACCGTCTTCGTTTGCTTCGCTTGTGATGCTTTTGTACACGAGTACGTTTGTCAGGCCACCCGTATGCAGGTCAGTCAGCCTTTCAAATAGCGGACACTCAAACGGCACCTCAATTAAGAACTGCTCGCCATCAAAACTAAAGGTGTTGTTCAAATCCCCAAAGCCTACGTTGTTTGTCTGTAAGTATTGAAATCCAATTATTGCTTGGGTCTCTTGGTACTTAAATTCAATCTCCCTGTAAAGGGGTGGGCGGTTCACGACATACTCCGTGATGTCAAGATAGGTCTGATAGTTTTGGGCGGTTCCTGCTGCGTACCAATCATCTAACGGCTGAAGCAAGAAGCTCGTTGATGTAGTTGGCACAATCACCATATTGTACATCTTTAGAATGCCTGCTAAAAAGTCTTTTACCTTTATTTCGGGCATAAGGTCTTGCACTACCACTAAAAAAGAGTAAGTTGCGGATGCAGTTTGGTCTACCGAAAAACTTACGGCAGAGGTATCACCATCAACGGCAGAATAGTCCGTGCATTGATAGTTTAGTGTAGTAGCACTTTGAGGTCTGATAAGCAACTGCACCGTATCTCCTGCGCCATACGACAAAGCAGCCATTGTTGTAGTTACGGAAGATGCAGCGTGAGCAGCAACCAATACAGAAAAATCAAACACCCCATTACGAAATACAGAAAGCTCATAGGGCGCACTTACGTTTGCCATTGTAATATCCAAGTCGTATTGCCCGTTATCGGCAACAGTCCAAGTATCGGTTGTCAAATTGAACTGCGAACCGCTACCCGTATTGCGATTCATATTTATTAACTGATAAGCAATGTCGTTGCCCCCTGCAAATAGATAGCCCTCGTAGCGATGCAGCCATAGCGACAAATCAACAAACGGAGTAGCGGATAAGAATGAACCTGTAAACGTGATTCCGTATTGGGCTGCTATTGCATTAAGAATAGATTGAACCTTTAACGCAGGCTTTAACTCAAAGTAACGGATGCCACGATTACCTTGACTGCCGCCTCCTGCCTTGTGAGCTATGTTGTTCACATTGTCAGCACCCGCACCACCACCGCTTTGATAAAACCAATTCTTTACAGGGCTGCAAAGCGGATAGAACAAGCCTGTGTCATCATTGGTGGTTAGCTTATTAAATACCACAGTATCGGTGTACTCGTGATTGAACTCGGAAAAGTCAACGTCATACAGGTAGTCCTCGCCAAACAAATCAGTAAGCGTTACCACATCTCCATAGAACGTCAGCGTGTACGCATAAGGCTCTGTGCCTTTCAACTGCACGTTCTCTACCTCTATCACGCCTGTGCGGAATGGCAAGGAGTTTATTTCAATTCTTGCTTCTTGTCTTAACCTGCCATCAAAAGTATTGGCAACGCTCGTGCTTGATGCGCCTGCGTTCCAAACCGTGTTAAAGGTATTCCAAGTGATGCCTATGCTATTCCATACGGGGCTACCGCCCGTCTCGGTAGTAATTAGCGACTCCGTGATATTGGCGTTGTAGTAATGCTGAAGTATCTCGTTATTGCGTGGGCTTGCAGGAATGGTAAATCCCTGCGTGAAGTCCGTGAACACCTTTGAGATGTCCTGCACGTTCTGCACCGAGAGATTGATGCTGATCTCCTCATCATCAAAGATGTCAAGGCGAAAGCCATTGACGTAAATATCAACCTTGTTCATCGTACCAAGCTGCGCTCATCAAATCCGAAGTCAAAGGACATTGTGTAATTGATAAGCTTTGTGTTCACGCTCTTTTGGTATTCTATGGTTCCACGATT